CCGCCGCAGCTTGCGGCGGGGCAGGCTGAGAATCCGGAGGTTTTGAGGCCGGTAGACGATCGCCATGGTCGTGTCAGTGTCGCGGCATGGCCCGATCGCTTGAACCGACCCACCGCAGCTCGCGGACCTCGTCGGTCCATCGGGCCTGGACCTCGAGGAGCCGCGCCCGCACCTCGTCGGGCGTCGGGTCCGGGGCCGGCGGCCGCCATCCGCCACCGCGGCCACGCTTGGGGAGGTCGGCGAGCTGGTCCCGCAGCCTGGCCCGCAGCGTGTCGACCGTCACGCCGACGGCCCTGGCGATCTCTTGCTGGCATCCTCCCGAACGCCAGAGCCTGCGGACGTGCCGCTCCTGGGCTCGCGTCAGCATCTTCTTCGCCGGGGCCGGTGGCCCGTCACGACGCCGCGGCATCGGGCAGCCTCGTGATCGTGACCACGGTCCGGGCCAGCTCGCCGCGGGACGCGTAACGCTTGCGGCAGTGGCCGTCGACGACCTGGGTGTCGTCGTGCCAGACCGCCCCGGAGGTCGTGATCGCGTCCTGGGCACCCTTCGCCAGGTTGTCCCAGTCACCGGCCCGCATGCCGGGGAACGATGGCGAGCCGGCCCGCAGCTCGCCGCTACGCGTCAGGTGGGACGGAGGCCGCTCGAAGACACACTCGATGTCGATCGCGTGCGGCCCGTCGCTGGCCTCCCAGCCGGCCCGACGGGCCACGGCGGCGGCCTGGAGGGCCACGGCGGCCTTGAAGACCTTGATCCCGTTCTTCGTCGGCGTGTACGTGTGGCCGTTGGCCCAGCGTGCCCGCGGCTGCGGCACCGGTGGCCCCAGCACCTCGAAGGTGATCGTGGTCGCTTCCATGCGACCGTCGAAGGTAGGGCGGCCACCGCCTGAATCTAGGGTCTATCGTTGGGCGATCCGGGCCGAATGGAGGGCCATCTCGTCTGGGTCAACGCGATCGTAGTAGATCACGAACACCACGTTGGCCTTGTTGCCGTAGAGCGATTTAAGCGTCGACCGCAGCCGGTCGAGCTTCGTCGCCGCGGCGTGGCTGAACCGCTCCGGGAACGACACCCGCAGGAACGTCGTGTCGTTCGCGAAATGGTCCATCAGCACCTGGGCCGGGGCGTGCTGCCACCCGCTCGGCTCGTAGACCGTGCGGCAAACCGACGCGATCTGCTCCGGAGTCACGTCGAGGATCACGGGGCGGCCTCCTGGAGGCTTCGCTTCGCGCCCCTCACGGACTTGTCGACGAACTCGCCGCCCAGCATGCGAGCGACGAAAGTGCCCTTCTCGTCACGCTTGCAGTACTGCCGAAGCGTGGGCGGCGTGTCGAACCCGTCACACATGCCCTTCTTGATCTCGGGGATCGCCGCGATCGCCTCCTCGAGCCAGCCAGGCTCCCGCAGCCGGTCGAGGGCCTCCTGGGGAGGCTCGGAGGATCGCCACTGCCGCTTCTCAGTCCAGACGGCGTTCCAGGCTGTCACCAGCCGTGTCCAGCCGTCCCCAAAAGCCTCCGGCGGCGGGGGAGGTGGTGGTGGTGAATAAGACATGGACATGGAAGCATCGCCCGGGCATATGCCGTCGCATGTGCGATCGCATATGCCATCGCATGCCGAATCGTCTGATTCGGCCGCGAAACCCTGCTCCGGAGTTTCGGCCGCGGCCCCCTTGGCCCACCTGGCGGAGGCGGACTGACGAGCCCGCTCGCTCCGTTCGTGGGCCAGGTGCCGCTCATGCTCCAGGCGGGTGTTCTTCCTAAGTCCCCCTGTCGATTTGGGGAACTTGGGGGAGATGGTTTTCCAGGCCTTGGTGATCCCTGGGGAGATCAGCTCGAGGCGCTTCACGTCGTCCGGGACGCCGCCCTGCTCCCACTGGGCGATGAGGAGGGCCACGTAGTGGCCTCGCTCCTCGGCCGTCCAGCCGAGCGTGGCGGCGACGAAGTCGCGACCGAAGAAGGGGAACCAGCTACTGGACACAGTCGCTCTCCTCCTCTTGCGTTGATTGCTCGCTGCAAAGATCGCATGCGTCACAAATGGTGTTCCGGAACTGAGTCCATGACGAAGACTGCTTTGCGGCGGACTCTACGTAGTCAATGTCGACGCCGCATGAGATCGCGTCCGTGATCAGCGATGCCGCAGACGCTGTGTTGATGTAACTGAGCCGATTTCGAAGTATCCCGATGATGTACCGCCTTCTACCGTCCACGGGGTCTTCGGCGTTTATGCGTGCGATCCGGCAGTACTTAGCCACATGCGCAAACGCCACTCCGCCACCGTTTGCGTGCGTCACGGTTGACGGCGCGAGGTGCTTTTGCGCCGCAAGATTCATGGCCGACGCCACCTCGTCGAAGGAGTATTTCTTCAGGAGCTGAACCAATGCTGCCCGGAACTCATCGCTGCACTCATCGGACAGGCCTGTAATAGAACACCACACACCCCAGAGCATGTCTGCGGCCTGAATGTCGAGCGATGCAAGCGATAGGTGCCAGTCCCTCATCATTGCCAACTGTTGCCTGCGCTGCTCGAGGGCCTCCATGCTTTCCCTCCTTCGCTCAATCTCTTGGTGTTGCGATAAAAGTTTGTCGCTCTTACCGAGATTGCAGTCAGCGCACGAGGTGACGAGGTTAAGAATGTCGTCGTCACCGCCAGCGGACTTCGGTGTTATGTGGTCCACGTGAAGGATCACTTCCGGGGCCTTTCGCCCGCAGTACTGGCACGCAAATAGGTCGCGCTTGAAAATCTCAAACCGCACTCGTTGGCTAATGCTCATTTGCATGCCCCTCTATGAAAAATTCCTTGCCGGATCGGTTAAAAAACAAGCTGTCGTTCCACAGCGCTCCCCACAGTCTTTTTCGTTTATCCCAAAAAACTCCCGCCCAATGCACGCGAGGGCAGGACTTTGATTGCTGCCGAAGCTGTTTGTTACATACCGGGTCTAGAAGTCCCATCCAGTAAAATTCGCATGCCCTCCGGTCCCTTTCTGTGTCGCACGGGATAAAGGCGATGTACTTCGCAAAGCCAAGCTCATCCCGTGAACCAAACGGGCCAATGCGAGAGCCAACGCAGACTGACTCTCCAACGTAGAAGCACCGCCCGCCCTCGCTAAAAGCGATGTACACGCCCGGGCACGGCGGAAGCCGTTCTAGGTCTCCTGGCGTATACACCACGTAGTGCTGTGGACGCCTCACGATCGACTTGGCCTGACGAACCATTCGGACGAAGATGCGAGACGCGTCCTCGTTCACAAATTCCTCGTGGGTGCTGGCTACTATCGGGTCTGGCTCGATCTCTGAAGCCTTTCTGACTCGGAGCTTTCTCATCCAGCCCTCCCGTACCTCATCTCCCGATTCCCCGTCGGCGAGACCGCCTCGCCGATCTCCACGACCAGGCCGCGACGCCGCAGCTCGTGCATGCGGCGGGCGACCTGTTGCTCCGTCAGCCCGCACCGGACGGCCAGCTCGTCCTTCGTGCCGGGGCCGGCCGCCAGGGCGGCGAGAATCCGCTCCTCGTGACTGCCGACGAACGTCGGCGCGTTGACCGCGGCCGACCTCGAGGTCGGCGGATCGGCCCGGCGGCAGAGCGCCACCAGCGGAAGGTCCGCGTTTGATTCAATGTATGTGCCCATCCGCGAGCCCTTGTTCTTCCGTGTGTATTGGCCCCGTGACGTGGGGCGGTCGGCGTGGTCACCGCTGGAAAGGTCAACGGCCCACGCTCGCTCGGTTAGTCGGCACCGTGGCGTCGCCGGCGGATGCGGCTTGGAGGACAGCCGCTGCGGCCACCGCGGGCCGACCACAAGATCACCACTCGCCGCCGTAGCGGGCTTTCATTCGGTTTGAGTACTCGTCTTCACAGCCGGCCTCGTAGGCCAGCCTGGCGTGGTAGTTGCCCGGCTTGATCGGCGTCGTCACGGCCGGCGGCTCGACCGCCCTCGGCTCGAGCACCTCGGGAGCCGGCTCCGCCTGGTCCTCGCGGGCCAGCCGGATCCGATACTCCTCCACCGTCTCGAAGTCGCGGCGGAAGTTTTCAGAAGGGGATGACATCGGCGTCGCCCTCCGTGACCTCGCGGTGTGCCTTCGCCGCCTGGGTGCGAGCTGCGGCCGGCTTTGCGGCCGGCTTCGCCGCCGGGGCCGCCGCCTCCGGCTCGTAGTACTTCCGCACGTTGACGAACGTGCCGCCCTTCGTGCCGACCTTGTGGTAGATCTCCGCCTCGACGTGGCGGCCGACCAGGTCGCCCGGGTCCATCCGCCGCCAGTCGTCGAGCTGCACGCCCAGGGCACGCAGCAGCGACGCCAGGCGGGCCTTCGCGATCCCGTTGCCCTTCGGCATCGTGTCCCACACCCATCCGAGCCGCTTGTCCGGATGGGCGAGCGTGATCTTCAGACTCGCGTCGTCCTCGCCGGCCCGCTCGATCTTCAGGCCGTGCCGGCCCTCCGGAACCATCTCACGGGTTCCGGTCGCCTGCGGCTCCGGCGTTGCCGCCACCTGGTCAATGTCGTCAAATCCCCAGTCGTCCATCGTCGTTACTCCTTCGCCTTCTTCCGTGCCGCCGCGAACGCCGCGACCGCCTCAATGTGCTTTTCCGTGTAGCGGTTGGCCGTGCCGGCCACCCGCAGCCCTGCCTCCTCGAGCACCCGCCGCATCACGGCGGAGTTCATGCGGACACCGGCCGCCCGGCACCTCGCGGAGAACTCCGACCAGCCCCAGCCCGGCTCCTTCGTGCGGCTACCCATGGCCCGCCAGCCTTCATGCCACGGCATCGGCGGCCTCCTTCGGCTCAATCTCGTCGTGCCGCGCGTTGGCGGCGTCGGTGAGGTCGCTCCACTCGTCGTCTGACAGCCGGCCCTCGGAGAGGGCGGTGTCGATCCCGTCGACGAGCTTGCCGAGATCCTTGACGGTCGGGGCCGCCGCGATCAGCGGACGGACGTACTCGACCAGCTCGGCCCCGGCCCGCTTGCCCTTGGGCGTGGCCGGCTTGGCCGACTCGCCGAAGATCGAGGCCAGGGCGTCGATCGACATCGGCATCGAGGCCGGCAGGCCGAATCGGTTCTTCGCGTCCCAGGCCGCGGACCGCTCCGCGTACATGATCCGCTCCTTCCCGCCGCTGGCCTTCTTCCGCCCGTCCGCACCCTCCACGATGTTCGTCCGGTAGGTGCAGAACAGAAGGAGGTCCGACCACTCCTTCACGATCGGGGCGGTTTGCTTGGTGAGCTTCAGTTCGTAGCGATCGAACCCGTCCTGCATGTCGGGCGGGCTGGTCCGCTGAACCTTCGCGTGGGCGACAAGCCCGACGTGGAGGCCGCGGGCCACGAGCGAGTCGGCCAGGGCCAGGAACTTCGCCATCCGCTCCATGACGAGCGTGTAGCCCTTGCCGAACCCGAAGTCCTCGATCGACTTCTTCCCGGTCGAGCGGAGGATCTGGTCGATCATCAGCCGCTCGGCCCAGTCGGCCGAGTCGATCACAACGGTCTCGAAGCCCTGAGCGTCGCGGGCCAGGTCGTGCATCGCTCCTTCGAGCGTTGCCCAGTCCTGGCACTGGACGCGGGCCACGTCGAGATGCCGCGTGCCGTCTTCGGTGTCGAGGATCAGCGGATTCGGAAACCTCGCCGCCAGCGTCGACTTCCCGATCCCCTCGGTCCCGTAGACCGTGAACCGAACCGGCGACCA